CATATATAGCTTCATTTCTTACAGATCCGAATCCTACACTATTAATCTTAAAGCCTATTGATTGTCTCTGGTCAATAGGATCTAACACACCCGATGAGCCTAAAGCTTTAACGAACATCTTAGCGCTGTCTTGACCTTGAAGACCTGTTCTTTCCAATGCACCTTCTCCGAGAACTAATACATGAGCCATCTTAAACTCAGACCAACCAGAGGGCATAACCCATGTAGGGTAGTCAGGTATATAAGATCCCTCGACACCTGTTCTTGGGTCATCATGATACCCATCAACTTCTGAATACTCTCCACCTATTGCATCACTTAAACAAATTTGTTCCGAGGACACTACAGTACCTAGAGTAAGCAAACCACTGGAGTCATTGATCAACTTAAGTCTGGTGTTACCAGATCCGTCTGTCCACAAACCATTCTCAGGAACCTCTGTGGTTTCTTTGAAAGTAAGTCCGAACATATCTGGGATAGGTGCTTCTCCGCCATCCATCATTGGGGCGGTCTTCTGATTAGTTGTCATCCATAACTGTACCTGTGTATCGCTGTACATATCATGGTAAAAGTTAGCGTTACCTATAACGTGGTACTTACCACCAATAGGTTTAACTCTTGCATTCTTTAATGCGAGAACTACTAAACGCAAGTCGGCTATACTAGGTTTATCTGTTGCTACGACTGCATCTGGGTTAGCTCTACTATTTGCATAGAACTTCTGTGCTACTGAAAGCATTGCGTCTCTTGCCAGTATGTCCAATGTCTCCATAGCTACTAATGAATACTCTGCTGAGTAATGAGCTATGACTGGATCAACTACTTTAAAGTTAACTCTATCTGAGAATTCCATAAATCTACCGTAAGCATATGCTTGGAGTTCATACTTCTCTACTGAGCCTTTGTCTGTAATTGGAGGTGTGCCTTCAACCAACGGAACTGTATGAGCTTTCAAAGGTGCCCATCTACGTAAATATAATTTGTCTGCGCTGTCACCTATTGGATTCGATTTGGCATATCCAAAGTATATGTACTGGTCTCCGGGTGTTCTTATAGTATCTAACAGTTGTTTGGAATAGAAAACCTCTGGTGAGACTCTCGCTGTTCCGTCTGTTCCTACCTGTGCTGCCCATGCTACGGCTCTACTGATATCTGCTACTGCTGATAATGACATAAAATTAAACTCCTTAAGTTATTAAAATTTTAAACCAGCCATCGCACTATCCAAATCAGCCACATTATCTATCTGCTTAGTTGTCCCTTCCTTTGATGGACTAGCTTTTTTGCTACCGGAGGCACCTTGATTGGATGCCTTTGCGGCTAGAGCTTCAGCGTTTTTAATACTCTGAGCTACTTCAAACTTAACTATGTCTTCAAAATGTAGGACTCTATACTCATCTAGTATGTTAACAGTATCCGTGAAAGGGTTCTTTCCATCTTTCAATAGTTGATTGGCGAACTCTGTTATCTGTTTACTATTCAGCTTGTAATCATCTATTAGTTTCTGGAAGCCTTGGTGGGCTACAGCCTTGAGCTGCTCCCCTTTCAAGGTAATGTTTTCACGTTTCGTAGCCTCGATCTCTTTGAGAGTTTCTACAGGTACATTCTGCTTCTTGGAATTGTAAGCAATTATCTTATCCGAAAGAGCCTGCTCCAGTTCCTCACCCTTTGTACCATCTGGGATACCCATTGCCTTAGCCATATTCTCTAATAAGCTTTTCGTTTTCCTATTGGACATACGCTGTGTAGCGAAAGCTGTTGCGGCTTTGGTTGCATCGAAACCCTTAGCTATCTCTGCTATTTCTTCTGTGGTTGGCTTAGTTAGTTCTTCTTCATTCGATGGTGGCGTTGCTTTGTCTTCTTCTTTTACTGCTGGAACCACTGGTTCCTCAGCTTCTTTGTCCATGCCAGTAATGAATTCGTTCAAGGCTGCAAAGCCTCCGTCTTCTGCTACTGGATCTCCTGTTGCTAAATCCGACATATCAGCCAACCTTTCTAGCTTATGATAGTGGCGAGCCATCACAGGTATTAATCTCGCAATTAAGGGATGCGGACAACCTTTGCTTTATATTATAAAGCAAGAACTAATAGTTTGTCAAGTCAGGCCCCATCTGAGGAGGGGCCATCTGAGGTTGCTCTTGCCCTATCATTGAATCCGCTTGAAGTTGGTCTGCTACTAAGTCCATTGCATCTAATGGAGACACCTCTCCGTCTTCAGTCAGCGCAACATAGGTAGCAATAACCTTTTCAACTTTTGCTTTATAGTCTGCTAATCTTTCCACACCCATACGCTTCAACATTAACTCTCTATTAGGTAAATCAAGTGCAAGCATCATTTCTTCTGGTGTGATTAAGTTAACTTGCATACCGGACCCAGCATATTGCATCTGTTTCTCCATAAGTTGCACAGCTGTCTGGGCAGCCCTGGCTCTATTCTTAGGCATAGCCGACGAAATGTCTATATTGTAGTGGAAAAGAGTTTCTTTATTGATCTTCTGGAAATCTACCTCTATATCAGTAGGATCTGAGTCTCCTGGCTTAGTTAAGAAGTACTTACGCTTAGGGGAGAACTCTATTAGTACACCAAGCAATAATTCAGTGAGTGTCCTTGTGTACTTTTCATAGAGTTCAACCTTTGTAGCGTCCAACAGTGTGGCTTGATCTAACATAGCCTCAATACCACCTGTTGTAATTATGGATCCAGTGTCTCGGCCTGTATATCTGCCATCAACACCGGTAACTCCTTGTATATCTGCCGATAATCCACCCAATAGGGAAGAAACTACCGGACTTGCCCCCAACATCTGCGCATAGTGCACAGCTTTGGACGCATCACCATTAACTTCGAAGGTTTTATCTGCATCATTCCCATATTGAGAGAATGTTCGCAGATTAATTCCGGACTTAAGGTTAATAAACTTGATTGGGTTCCTACTTTTGTACTCACCAGTAAGATTCATGGATTGAACCACGTTATATGCAACTGAGTTGGGTAAAATCTTGGCTGGCTCGGACGTTCCTATCAATGATCCTTCAGGTAAGTTGCAATGTAACACCGCAAATGGGAACCTTGCTGGCTTAATGTTCTGCTTAACTTTAACAATGACCTTATTATCGAGAGTAGTGATCTCATGAACCTTATCACCTCGTCTTACCCAGTACACATGAGTCTTATAGTTACCTTTCACACTCTGTTTCGTTGACTCTGATGGGCCATCGGTGTGTAAACCTGTCGCAGCACTAGTAGAGTTCTGTGATTTGTACTTAACTATAGCTGCTTTGTAATCTGCATCTTCAGATAGCACAGCTTCACTAAGAATATCCCACACCATACAGTAGCTAGACGAATCTAAATCTTCTGCATAAGGATCTCTCATAAATTTATGTGGTGAAATGTTTTTAAGTTTAGGAATCCCCTTAGGTTTATCGCCAAGGGTCTTTGAAAAAGTATCACCGTCCCAGTAAACCTGAGTAATACCTATGTTTAATAGGGCTGCTCTTGAGCCTGCTTGAAGTTGGTAGTACTTAGCCTCTACCAGATCCCAGTAATGGTTTAGTATAATGTTTAAGTTGGTTACTATCTCTTTGTCTTCTTCGGTTGTTGGTCGTATATCTGCTGCTTTTCCTACAGTGTATAAAGACGCAACTAGATGAGACTTAACATAAGACACATGATTAGTGTCCGGTAAAATCTGATAAGAAGGGAACTTTGCTTTGATAGCTGTCCATAGATGTCCCTTATCCACAGAATCTAACAACAGCATTCTCTGCATAGGGGCTGCATATTCTGCTGAAGCTGCATTCCAATAACCTTTTAATGTCTCTAATGTAATTCCTTCTGGTAACTTAGGTGTTGTCATTCTTACTTATACCTCCTTCGTTATAAATCTCATTGAACCCCGCTATAATACTTTGGGCTATGTCTGAGTCTTTAGGCTTAGCGTCGTCTTCTTTTTGTTTAAGTTCTTCATCAGGATAAACCACTGTGTGTATTATATTAATACTAAAGGGTCTGCCTGATATGCTTACCACAGCAAATACAACAATGGCTGCTAGTAGGACATATTCCATGGGGCACTCTCCTTATGTTCTGTTTCAGATATAAACAACTGCTCTGCGTAAGATAACTTATCTGCTGCTTTGCCTTTGCTTACTCTCATTAAGTTCTTACCATACTGATTCATAGCACCTCGTGTTGCATTAGTTGGATCAGCTGGGAGTTCCATGACTATCCATTCCAAGCAGTTAATACTATGATTATCTTTATCTATTGGTTTATCTGGTTTGTTCTTACCACTATTTAAAGTCTTACCGGGATACTTATATTCTCTCAACTCCCCAATGAGGTATGAACAACAATCCATTATCCTTATGTTGTCAGCCTCAAAGTAAGTGTTGAGTCTAAATATTCTAGAGTCCAAGTTAATCTGTCCTGGGTAGAACAAAACTCCGTAGTCTGCATATAAGTCTATCAATGACCTCTTCTCGTAATCTCTTTTAGGCCCTGACTTAGGGTCTATGATTGGTGGAACTAAGAAGCCGCCTTGTGGAATGTCCGAACAACCCTCGTGAAAAATCTGAGCCAGATCATCAATACTGGTGTTGTTGGCACTCCGTTCCTTATAAATATAAAGCTTTCCACCCTGCTTGTCAAGAGCTCCCCATAAGAATCTTGAATCATCACTTAGCCCATAATCATGAGCCAGCACTCTTGGCCATGTTGGGTCTGGTTCAAACTCTGGGATTATACTAATCTCTGTTATAGCATTAGGGTATACTAAACCTTCTGCGTATTGGAAGGATCCGTAGATATATCGGGCTACCCACCAAGGTGGTTTATTCTTTATTTGTTCTTTAATGAATGTCTTAGGTAAATAAGTATTAACATCTGTGGTAGATATATGTGTAGATATGGCATCATCAATATCACCAGGTAAACGTTTATAGGTGTCCTTTACGCTACCATGCTTATATATCTTTGAACTTGTCAATAGTACATCTGTCCTTATCCAGCCGGAGTCAGGGTTAGATTCTATTATACACTTACGCCAATCGGCATAAGATTCTTCAGCGTCCTTATTAGGGAAAGGTATAATGGCTGCCTTGTTTCTAAGCCTGGTCTTTAACTGATGGAATACTTCCCCAGATGTATTAGATGCCTCTAAGATTACTACCATGCTCAGGTTGTAACTTCTCAACATATCCCAATCTTTGAGTGGTCTGTATATAATTCTTGCTCCGTTAATAAGATCAATGAAGTTATATCTAGCAGACACTCCTTTAACCCAAGCCTCAGGTAAGTCTGCTTCTAACTCTCTTCTTAGAGTTTGCTCATACTGTGATGTCTCTTCTGCACCTATTAGTATATTAGCATTCGGAGTTATAAGAATATGCTTAAAGACTTCTTCCCTTGTGGTAGTTGTCTTACCAGTTCCGTATGCTCCGAAGTTACCTATATAAGTATGTGAGTCTTTATGAACTGCTACCTGATGGGGCATTGGTTGATATGTATTCACATAGGTATTACACCTAGAACACTTCTTCCAAAATTCACAGGAGTCTGTGGTATAACTAGGTGTATCAACCAATGGGGATTTACATCTAGGACAGTCTATCATTCTTTCTTCTTTCTCATGACTTCTTTAAAGTCTATGATACTTGTTTCTTTTTCCTCATCCGTCATCTTATCATAGCGTTCCTGTAGCTTCTGATCCTCAAGTTCCATAATAGCTTCAGCTGTGATATCAGGTCTCAACTCTAACTCAGGGGCAAAGGTTGTTAAGATGTTGGACACCATATCATTATACTGATAGTATAAAGTTTCCTTTAGGTTTTCTTTATGCTCAGGTAAGGCTAACTTTATAGCATTCTCCATCATCATTAACTGTGCATTACCTAAGGTCTCCATTACTTCTTGTAAGTTCCATTCACCTTCAGGGGTGAACTTAGTCTTTGTTAATATAATTCTATCCATGGTTACCTCCTATGTTTTTTATTATAACAGTAGGGGGTTTTATTGTAAAGACAAATAGATGTGTTTATTAGAAAGGAAAAAAATTAACTATTTATATATATGTAATATATACTACCCCTAAAAACACACTTTTAAAACCCACCCCCTACTTAAAATCGCAAAGCCCCACTCACTAACTCAAACACTCAAACACACAAATCTCAAACAAAAACAACCACTACAAAAACTCTACACAAAAGCGACCGCAGGGAGCGCTACACACTATCTCTCTCACTCACTCTCTCCTAATAACTCCCAATTAAATACATTTAACTTAAAATTAAAAAAAAAAAAAATAATAAACTTACAGTACTACAGTACTACTATTCACTCCTGTTCGCATACCATGTCGAACACTACTACCAAATATATACATACAAAAATCAAAACTACCAAATACTCCCATTGACAAATAAAACACACAGTACTACACTAGTACTACAAGAAAGGAAAAACAAAATGTCCAAAAAAAGTAAACAAGCCCATATTTATATGGAAAAAGAAGTCTACAACTTCATCATCAAACAAGCACAAGCACAGACACCACCCATCTCATTCTCACAATACATACTACAAAAAGCCAACGTCTATCAAGACTATCAACTATCGCAAACTAATGCGAAAATTGTATCACAAATACCTGCAATAAAATTCGACTAATCCTAGTCGTAGAGTGATGAAAAATAGAGGGCACCTTTAGGGAGAAATCTGTTATTCAGAGCTCATAGACTAGGCACGACCATTGCTAAAACAAACAATTACGCATACAAACAGCGATAACACACACCACATAACGTCAGCACAACCACACCTAACTGCACCAACGTAAAGCTAGTTATAAATAAGGTACTTAACTGCACTATAATTGGCGAACCCAATTCTATTACAGGAACGTATCCAAATATAAATACGCCCAGCCAGACATCATTCGCTATGAGCGACGCTCACTCATCAGCACACCTAGTAAATACAATTACAAGTAATTCTATTGACACGGTGTGTAAGTATCTGGGCTTGTCCGACAATAGTGTTCCACTCAAATGCTCCGACAAGCTCCGCAAATTCGTTATTACTCAGCTCTATATAGACCACACTAGAGCCTCAACGAATGTTCGGGGCAACCAGCGGGAAGCCCTCTCACATTTTAAGTTAGTATATATATCTCCCCTCACGTTACAGCTAGGCACCAAGGACAAGCTCACAAAATAACTTTAATAAATAAGGACGAAGACTTATTTTTGAAACTTATTAAGCTCGTTCGTTGCACTCACCCTTGGTACACACTCGGGGACCGCCCCTCATCTAGCTGTTTAAGGGGAGAAGATATATATACAATAGGGTATATATAGAGCTCATCGACAGAAAGGTACATCATGATTAAGGTAGTTAACTTAAGAACATATCAAGCAGTTGAAAATGAACAACTTATCAAAGTAGATAGGTCATCAATCTTAGGTAATCCTTTTCACATCAACTCTACATGCACAAGAGATAGAGTATGTGATGCATATGGACAATATCTAGAAGACAAAGTCAATCATAAATCTCAGAACAAAGACTTCATCTTAGCTCTAAAGTACATCTATGATAGAGCTTTGAAAACAGACATCGCACTTGGTTGCTGGTGTGCACCATTAAGGTGTCATGCTGACACAATAAAAGACTTCATCACTCTTGCAATTATCGACAGAAAGGACTCATCATGTTAAAAATTTCAGCAAAGAACCTCAGCCCTCTATGGACAATGATATTCTCAGGAGACATTCAAGATGTTTCTATTGAGTACTACTACTATCCAGCATCACTATCAAATGCTATC